ACCCGATGTTGAACGAGAAGTCGTGCAGCAGCACGCCCTTGACCGGGATTTGCAGGATGCCGTCGACCACGACGTAGGGCCGATACCTGGCCATCCACGAGTCGGCGGCCGGCCAGAACCCGTCGTCGGCCGTGGCCTGGACGTCGAGCATCTGGGTGATGTGTTCGTTCGCGGCGGCCTGCTGGATGCAGGCGTCGAACCAGTCGCGGGATTCAGGCGCGACGAGAGCCGCGCACGCCGCGAAGCGCGCTAGAAGCGGGTTACGCAGCATCTTCGATCTCCTCGGCCGGCGCGTCGAGGAACAGGGCATCGGCCGTTCCCACGTTCCCGATGGCCTGATTGCCGTCTTGACTGCCGCCGTCCGTCCCGTTGGGCGCGACGCGCAGGCCCTTCATGGCGTTGGCGTCGGTCGAGAACTGCAGCTTGCGGACGTTGGCTTCCGTGTCCTCGCGTTCGAGCTGACGGAACACCCGGCGCCAGTCCTTGCCGAAGCGGGCGATTTCGTCTTCACGAGTCGAGAGGCCGAACTTCAGGCGCAGGATCGCGGCCTGGGTTTCCTTCAGCTCGTCGATCTGACCGCGGCTGGCGCCGATCCATTCGCACTGACAGTAGGCGTCGGCGTTTAGGCCGTCGTACCAGGAGGGGGCGTTCTTCGGCAGGGACGTGATCTGCCCCTTGTTGATCGCTTCCTCGAGCCACAGCCGAAAGACGGTGGTGGCGGTGCGGTCGGCCACCTTGCGCTTGCGCGACTGCATGTACTTGTAGGTCTCGTTCATCGCGGCGCGCGCGGACGAGTAGTTGGTCTTGCTGTAGTCGTGCGAAAGCTGCTCGTAGGAGACGCCCAGGTTCGCCGCGATGTGGCGCAGCAGGGACTGTTCGAACTCCGTGCCGAGGGGTCCCCCCGATCCGGCCGGATGCATCTGCAGCTTCGTGCCGGGGAACAGATGCGGGATCTTCACCCCGTCCAGCTTCATGTTCTTGGCGCCGCCGGAGTATTTGGCGACGGCCGCGAGGTAGGCCTGGGCGTAGTTGACGATCGCGCCTTCGATTCCGTCGCCGGCATTGCCCGCGCCCATCTGCGCGAACACCGTCTCGCTCGGCAGATCGGACTCGATCGAGGCCGCATAGGTCGACTGCACGACCGCGTTCTGAAGCACGACGTCGCGGAAGCGCTTGGCGATCTGGGTCGTCTTCAGCGACGCGACCATGGCGGCGATGCCGCGCGTCTGGTCCGGACGCATCTGCTCGATGATGTGCAAGACCTGCAGCCGGCCCCACGGCTTGCGCGCCGGGACGTAGGTCCAGGTCATGGCGTCGAGCGATGCGGTCGGGTCGGTCGGATGGGCGTTGCGGATGTGATAGCCCTGCGGCGCTCCGTAGCGATTGCGCGCCACGCCGCCGCGCATCAGCGGCCCTTCAATCTCGCCCCACGGCGTCGTGAGGCGGTCGGTGTCGACCATCTGGATCGCGGTGTTGAACGGCCGGCCGGGATCGCGCAGCCACTCGGCCGTCGCCAGCACTTCCCCGCCGGCCACGAAGACGCCAACGGCCAGGCGGACCAGGTCGGTCAGGGTATTCATCGCCGCGGCGTCGAACCAGTTGTTGGGGCTCTCGGCCGCCAACATGAACTTGGTCTCGACTTCCTCCTGGAACTCGGCTTCCCAGGTCTCGTCCAGGCCCAGCACCTTCGACGCCGGCTTGGCGTTGAGCATGAAGCAGGAGCCGACGATGTTGTCCTTGTGGATCGCGGCGCCGCCGGCCACGTAGGCGTCGTTGCGCAGCGTGTCGCGAACGCGCGCGTCGAGCCCGGACTTCTCCGGAAGGATTTCCCGGTCTGCCGATTGCAGCGCCGGACCCCAGAGCATCAGGGAGTCGTCGAAGCGGTTCGCGCCATCGTACGCGCCGCCCACGATGGCGGAATCACCGCCTCCGACCGCAGTGGGAATTACGGCCGGAGGCGGCGCCGCTGATCCGGGAGACCCGACCGGACCAAGCAGGGCTTCGATTTCGGGATCGACGCTCAAAACAGGAACCCCATGGGTCCGCTGACGACCTTCCGGCCAAGTTGCGTCTGCAGGCGCGTGATGTAGGAGAACAGACTCCCCTTCGTCGCCTGCGAGTAGCGCATCATCTCGCCGTTCTGATCGCGGAATTCGACCACGGACCGACCCGTCTGCAGGTCGTGGTAGGCCTGCTCCGCCTCGGTCAGTCTTTCGGAGAGGGTCGCCATGGCCTGCTCGGGAATCTACCGCGTGAGACCAACTGATAGTCACCTTTAGGGTTGAGAGTCCACTTCTTAGTGAATCTTCAACCGAAAAGAGATCAGCGCGGTTTCGGCGTGTCGGACTTCCGTCGTTGAACCCAGTCGGCGCGCTGTTCGGGAGACATGACTTCGAGCGCGACGATGATGGCCTTGAGGTAGGCCGGGACGCCGGTCTTCCACCGGCCGCGCAGTCCCTCGGACAGGTTCGTCGGCGTCAGGCCGACCAAGGCCGCAAAGTCGGCCTGGCTGATCCCGACCTCACGCAAGCGCCGCTGCCACGGTTCGTTGTCCATCGCGGCGATCCCTAGCGGGTCGCGACTGCGATCACAAATCGTATCTGTAACAGATATTCTGTTGACCATCGGCAAATCCTCGTGACAGAGATTTCAAACTATCTGTCACGGAGATTTCTGCAATGCCTTTCGATGGCCTCTGGCGTCCCGCCTCCTACGCCCGCGCCCAGTTCTGGCGCCGGGCACGCCTAGTCGGCGCGGTGATTGCCGTCGCCGCGGTGATCGCGCTGATGTTCTTCGGCGGCGCCAAAGCGGCGCCCTACGTCATGCGCGAATGCCATGGCGGCAATGTCGCGCAGATCCTGCAAGCCGGAGATCGGATAACCGCACGTCAGACCATCGTTCTCGACGGGCCGGCCTACAGCGCCTGCGCGATCATGGTGGCGGAGCACAAGGACCGCGTCTGCGTCACGCCGCGCGCCGCGCTCGGCATCCACCAGATCAGGAACCGCGGGACCTGGCGCGACGACTACGAGCGTTGGGAAGGCTGGCCCCCCGAATTCCAGGCCTGGATAACGGCGCGCGGCGGGGAGCCTCGAGACGAAATGCGGGACCAGAACCGGGAGCGGCATCGTGAAGTCGCCGGGATGCTGGTCATGGACTTCGCTGAGCTCCGGCGACACTTCCGCATGTGCGCCGCGGCCGACTGGCACTAGAACAGCACCACGCCCATTCGCCGGAGCGGAGGCGCGCTGATGAAGGCCATTGGGTCGATCGGCGCAACATGTCCGGCGACGGTGATCCCGATGGCCTCCGTCACCACGGCTTGGAAGCCGATCGGCTGCACGATCTCTGAGGCGCTGATGCTGGTGGTCTCGCGGATGGTGGCCGCCCCAGCGACCGAGTTCACGATGCCCTGAGCGACCAGGCCGTTCGTTTCGACCAGGATGGCGAGCAGCGCGGTTGTCGTTGTGCCGGCGATGCTGATGTTCGACGTCACCAGGATCTGCGCCGCGATCTGAGTCTTCGCCAGCGTCAAAGGCGCCGAGATCGCGATCGTCTCGCTGAGCGACGCGCTGAACGAGGTCGGCGTGGTTCCTGCTGCAGAGACTCCGATCGTGCTGGCGATCGTGCTGGCGCCGACCGTGGACGTCGTGCCGGCGGCCGAGACCGACAGAGCTTCGGTCACCGTGGCGACCATGGTCGCGGGCGTCGTTCCGGCGGCCGAGACCGACAGAGCTTCGGTCACGACGATCGACGCGGATGCCCCCGCGAGGCTGGTCCCAGTTACAGTGTCGTCGCGCTCATAAGAAGAGGCTTGTGCACCCGCTTCCACTTGAGAGCCCCAAACGAACAGAACATCGTTCGCAGTAACCACCCGCAGCTTGATTGTAAATTGCGTATCCGATGGGCCAGTTTTTCCAGTAATCGTATGGCGATACCAACCATTTGACGCATTAACACCGGTCGAAATCGTCGGCGTTATCGCGCTGAATACACCTGAACTGTTCCCAGAAATCTCCATATTTACGGTATTTCCGACCGACGACTTCACGTATTGCGAATACGTGTAAAACGAGTTGGGCAGACAGTTAAATGTCTGTTGATAGCCGTTATTGCCGTTAGTCGAAGTTATGCTTGCTGCTGTGAGCGTGCCGTCCGGAGCGACTGCGGCGTTTTGAACGTTGCTTGGCGATCCGTAGGTCGACCATGGAGATAGCCCCACGCCCTGCGTCTGGAGCAGCAAGTTGCGACCCCGAACATTCATCGAAAGGGCTTCGGTCAGTCTGAAACTCGGCGGCGACCGGGTTTCGCTATAGAGGCCAGACGTTCCCCCCTGTTCAAGCTGCGGCTGAGCGATGAGGTTCGCATCTCCCGCCACGATCGAACCGCCACTTGTCGTGTTAATGTAGATGCGGAACCGGAAGTTCTCAGCCACGCGCACCCGGCGCGAGACTTCGACCACGGTCGGCGTCGTCAGGGAGAGTCCTGACACGTCGCATATCCCGTTGTTGCCCGAGGTCGATCCTGGGCCGCTCACAATCCGGCAAGTGGCATCGCCAGCAGCGCCCCATGTCGTGGACGAGCCGAGCAGGCCGACCGAGCACGTAGTCACCGTTCCGGTTGCTTGAAGGACGATGGACGCAGTCCACACCTGACCAGGGAGCACCGGTTGCTGCGTGCCGTTGTCGAAGTTGATGACCCCCGCACTGGCGCTAACAGTCGCCGTCGCAAGCAGCATAGCTTTGCCGTTGTAGGTCTTAGTCGACGCAGCGAGGGAGGCCTGGCCGAGAAGCCACCCCGTTCCCGTGGCGGTATTGGTCAGGACGTTTCGGTCGTTGGCCTGCACCGCATCCAGTGTCAAACCTGCCCCCTGCAAGTTCGCCTGATAGGCCGTGAGCGTGTCACCGGGCTCGACCTGGAAAAACCCGGCCACGATACCCTTCACTCCATCGGCACTGCCGAGATAGCGCAGCGCAAGGCTCGCGGGGTCCTGGACGTCGTTAGTTGGAACAAAACCGAACGACAGACGGTAGAGATTTCCGGCAACCTGGGTGCAGGTCATGTTCGTCGGGTTCGACCCGATGCCCTGCGGCTGAGCGGTCATCACCAAGCCTGGAAGCGTGATGTCGACCCCCGTGCGGTTCGACCCAAACGCTCCCGTGGCGCCGAAGTACAGGCGAAACCCGTCCAGGGTGCTGAGCGCCTTATCGAAATAGCAGCTCGCCACATACTGCCGTCCGGCCTTGAGGCCTACGACGTTCATGTTCACGGTGCCACCGCCACCGGAATTTGGCACGAGCTTGTCTAGGGTCTGCAACCCGTTCGGGTCCACGCCAACATTCGTCACGACGGTTGCCGTCGTCAGGGTGCCCTGCGACAGATCCTCCGTGATCGACACTCGGTTCTTGGACACCACATAGAGCGGGTTCGCTTCAGTGACGGAGATCGAGGCCGTAGTCGGCGGCTGACTGACGGTGAACTTCGGCTCGAACAGGATCAGGCCGCTCGTACCATCACCCACCATGGTCGACACGCCGTCCGCGGTCGCGACGCTGATCCGGAATTCGGTCTGCTGGCTGGGGAACGGAGGAGTATTCAGCGTGCAGAGGTAGAAGCCGTTGCCGAGCGCAGTGATGCTCGGCGCCGCACTAGTCGTCG